AGCTAAAGGTAAGATGAGTGCTGCTTACTGGGCTGATAAAGTCAAATGGTAATTATTGACATTACCCTAAAAATATGGTATAATAAAATATGACCTACTTGGAAGTAGTAAACAGTGTATTAAAACGCTTGAGAGAACGGACTGTAGCGACTGTAGAAGAAAGCACCTACTCCTCTTTGATAGGGGTATTAGTTAACGATGCGCTACGGGATGTAGAGAACGCGTGGTCTTGGTCTGGTTTAAGAACTACCCTTACAGCTACAACTGAAGCGGATGTATTTAACTACGAGCTAAACGGCTCACAGAATAACCTAACAGTACTTGATGTTATTAACGACAGTGACAACTTTTTCCTAAAAGAAAAGGATGCTCACACTTTTAACAGTTACTTTCTAACCAGCACCCCACAGACAGGCTCCCCCTACTTCTACTCCTTTAACGGTATCAGTGCTGATGGTGATACGCAGGTTGACTTGTTTCCAATCCCAGATAAAGCATACACAATTAACTTTAACGTAGTTCTTCGTTCAGCGGAGTTAGCATCCGATGCTACTGTACTTAGTATACCACCAAAACCCATTGAGTTATTAGCCTACGCACTAGCTGTAGAGGAACGTGGCGAAGATGGTGGAGCTAACCCTGTTAGTGCATTTGCCAGAGCGCAGAACGCATTACAGGATGCAATAGCCCTAGACGTACTGAAGCACTCAGATGAGACTATTTTCTATGAAGCGTAGAAGTATATTAGTACCAGTAGTAACTACTAGTGCAGCTACATACTATACAGCGCCAGCAAATACTAGGGCTAGACTAGTAATGCTTCATGCTGCACCCACAACAGGCACAACTACCATACCTACACTCGGTATTAAAGTAGGTAGTGACACAACCACTATTGTTAAGGAAATAAGTCTAGCGGTAGGAAATTCAGCTACCTACTTTTCTAATACTGAGTATGTGATGTTAGAAGCTGGTACACTTGTTGTTGCACATAGTAACAATACAGCCTGCTCATTAATAATTACAGTGGAAGAAGAAACTTCCGTAGCGAGTACATTCTAATGGCTAAACCTTTAGTAACAGCATCATTAGTAGCACCTGCTTTCTTAGGTTTAAACACTCAAGAGAGTAGCGTATCCAACAACCCACAGTTTGCACTTGAGGCAAACAACTGTGTAATTGATGAACATGGTAGGTTGGGGGCTAGAAAAGGTTGGTTGTACAGAACAAGTTCGGGTGGTAGTAGTGTTGCTTTAAAAGGCATGCACCCATTCTTAGATGTGGCTGGTAGTAATACTCTTATATCCTGGTCTAGCACTAAGTTCTACTCCGGATTAGCTACCTTAACGGAGAGAACACCCACAACTGGCGATACTATAAACGCTGGTAACTGGTCTTCCGCTACCCTTAATGATAGAGCGTACTTCTTTCAGCGTGGTTTTGAGCCGTTGTACTACACGAATGAAAGTGGTTCTTTAGCATTTAAAAGTCTTGACCAACATGCTGACTACACCGGCGCTGCACCGGAAGCAGATATTGTTATGTCAGCATTTGGACGTTTGTGGGCTGCCGACACAGCAACTAACAAGACTACAGTATACTTTAGTAACCTACTTGATGGAGTACAGTGGGGTACAGGTAGTGCAGGCTCTATAAATATCTCAGGCGTACTGCCTAAAGGCCAAGACATTATTACTGGCTTAGGGGAAATGAATGGGTTTTTGATAGTATTCTGTAAGAACCACATAGTAATATATAAAGACGGTGATGAATTCGGTGCTAGCTTTGACACAAGCTCACTACAGCTAGTTGAAGTTATATCCGGCGTAGGTTGTATCGCTAGAGATAGTATACAAAATTTAGGTGCGGATATTGTTTTCCTATCCACTACAGGGCTACGCTCTTTAGGAAGGACGGTACAAGAAAAGTCTCAACCAATGAATGATATGTCTAAGAATATACGTGATACGTTTATGGACATAGTTAATAGGGAAGCTAACTTACATCTTATTAAGTCTTGCTACTTCCCTGAAGACGCAATTTATATTATTAGCCTACCTGAATCTAAGAAAGTATTTGCATTTGACACTAGACAACAGCTGGAAGACGCTTCACTACGAGTAACCACTTGGAATAACTTAACCCATACTGACTACGTGTATGACCCAACGGACAGGGCTATGTACCTAACGCAGCTTAATGGGATAGCAGAGTACATTGGCTATAATGACAATACCGCAGCATACACAATGTCTTACTTTACTAACCACTTTGACTTAGAGCTACCTAATACAAACAAGATTATTAAACGTGCTGCTGTTACAGCCATTGGCAGTACTGGGCAATCGTTCTCACTAAAGGTAGGCTTTGACTACACTACCTCCTACTTCTCCTTCCCGTTCAGATTAAAAGAAACAACAGTAAGTGAGTATGGTGCTGGCGAATACGGTGCAGCAGGCACTGAATATAGTTTAGGAGTAGCACTTGATAGGGTTGACCAATCAGTAGCAGGTGCAGGCTCTATTGTACAGATAGGAATTGAAACAACAATCGATGGCGCGCAATTAAGCGTCCAAAAACTAGACGTTTACGCTAAACAAGGTAGGATTATTTAATGAGTAATTATTCCAAGACCACAGACTTCGCTGCTAAGGATTCATTGACCACAGGCGATGCTAATAAGATTGTCAAAGGCACAGAGATTGATGATGAATTTGACGGGATACAAACTGCCGTCAACAGTAAAGCTGATACCAATAACTCAGCATTAACTGGTACACCAGTAGCTCCAACAGCATCTGTTTCAACTAATACAACACAGCTTGCAACTACAGCTTTTGTTCAGGCGCAAAAGGCATCACCAGCATTAACAGGTACGCCTACGGCGCCAACTGCGTCGGCAGCTACCAGTACCACACAAATAGCTACAACAGCGTTTGTCCAAGCGGCATTACCATCACTATACCCAGTGGGTTCTATCTACAGTAACGCAGCAGTAGCTACAAACCCTGCAACATTACTGGGCTTTGGTACATGGGCAGCCTTTGGTGCAGGTAAGGTAATGGTTGGTTTGGATGCTGGTGGTGATACTGATTTTGATACAGTCGGAGAAACTGGCGGAGCTAAGACACACACATTAACAGGTAGTGAATCAGGAGTCCCAGCTCATAATCATGGTATGACAGCCCATGGTGACGATGCTGAATCAGCTGGAGGCACAACCCCAGGTATAGCAACATGGAGTGGTGCAGCTAGTGCTGGGGTTACCGGCCCTAACACAGCGGCAGATGCTGCCTCCGCCCACAACAACTTACAACCATATATCGTGGTTTACATGTGGAAACGCACAGCCTAGGTGAAGAAACCAGTAGTTACAGAGAATGACTACACACTATACCTCGATGAGTTTAAGGGGCTACAGTTTATTCACTGCGACATTAGAAAGTGGAACAAGACTACAAAGAAACGATTACATAAAGTACTAGAGTTACTACTGGAAACACTTGGACAAGACTTATATGCAGCACATGAAATTGACGATAACAAACACAGGAAATTCTTAGAAATGTACGGATTTAAATATTTTAGCACAGAGCATTGCCTGGATGGTTTGTTACGCCAGGTATGGATTAAAGAGTGTAACGGGGAGAATACATAATGGGTAAGATATCCAAGGCGATTTTTGGGTCAGAGCCAAAAGCAGCTAAACAAAATACGGCTGGCTTTCTAAGACCATTTGGTTTTACTAGCCCACTGTATGACACGCAGATTAGTATTGATGAAGACCAAGGTAATTTTGGTATAACTAATACTGGCGACCCACGCTTGACTGGTATATTGAATACACAGCTAGATGCTGTTGACCCGTTACTAAGGCTACAGATAGAAGAGTTAAAGAATAGACCTGATGAGTTTGGTTATAGCTTTGACCCAGCAAAAGCTACGGAGGGTTACTTTAACGCAGGAATGGATGTACTAAACCCAGCGTTTGAACAACAACAAATCCAACTACAAAATAACTTATTTGGTTCAGGCCGTCTTGGTTTGATGCTGGCGGGTGGTGCATCGGGTGCCGGTGCTGGTAGTGGTATGGTTAGCCCTGATGCCTTTGGTTTAGCTAGGGGGCAAGGTCAAGCAATGACTGACCTGTACGCTAATTCTAGGGCTGCCGCAATGCAAGAGGGTAACCAGCTGTTTAATCAATCATTGCAGGGTTTCCAGCAGAATGAACAAGGCAGACAAAACTACCTACAGCAATTAGGTGTTGGCCAAGCAGGTATGTTAAATCAAGCATTCGGTATTGATGAACAAAGTCGTAATGCTGCAATGCAGGCACTACAGATGGAACAAATACGTGGCAACATGATTTCTTCTACACCTTATGGTGGCGGTAAGGCTGGGACTAAGGGATTGCTACAAGCTGGTGTAGAGGCGTACGCAAAGGCTGGTGCCCCTACCCCTGATTGAATACCTTAGCTATCACTAACACAGGCTCCCCCGGAGGGACTAAATAATGGCACAGAACATATCAAGCCTTTTACAAATGGCACAACAACAGTACGGCAACCAAGGCACTGCTGCGCCTACACAAGCGGGCACTGTCGGGGTAGGAGGAGGGGGAAGCTCCTCAATGGAAACCTTAGAGGGTATGATGGCAATGGGTGGTGCAGCTCAAAAACTAGCGCAACAGCGCAACTTAGAAAATCAAAGAGGTTTAGAAAGATTATTCGCTGAGGCAGGTGTAGGGCCACAGGGTTTACTCAATACGTTGGGTATTGGTCTTGGTAATGCTTTAGGCCAAAGGTCAGCTGGGAAAAACCCAGACGGGGAAATGCAAAGGGCGAATGCTATTGATAGCCTTATGGGACAGGCTAGGTCTACTAGTGACCCCGTCCAACTCCTAGAAATTGGCAGGCAGTTAATTGCGTTGCGCGAATATAGTGCTGGTGGGGATATAATATCGTTGTCTAACAATTATAGAAGTATAGATAAATCGGAAGCTGTAGAACAACAAAGAAAACAAAAAGAAGAACAACGAAAAGCAAATATAGGAAAGGCTCCAGAAGTTATAGAGATTAAGGATAAGGACGGCAATGTAGTTTCGTTGGAAATGCGTACATGGAATGACGATGGGGTAGAAAAACGCACAGGGATGAGGCCTGGTGATATGGAGTTATTGATGAGCTCACTTGGGCAAAATGAACAAACGCCAGGAAAGCTAAATAAAGATGACCCAGCGTTGGTACCTACTGATAACACTGATAAGCTCGCAGTAATAGATATGTTTAAAAAATTGCCGGTGGGTAGTAGAGTTCCCGTAGAAGGTGAGACTTACGTAATTACCAAGGATGGCCCTGTGATGCAAGAAAAACCAACCACGGGTAGGGGTGCTAGGGGTAGAAGAAGTAGAGCGCAAAGAGGAAAATAGGCGATGGCTAAGGCTATAAGTTTTGAGGAACTAGCAGGTCGGTTTGAGGCGGAGAAAAATGGTACTGCCTATGAGGAAGGAGAGCAACAACAACAACAACAACAACAAGAACAGGAAGGCCAAGCAGCTAATGGACAGACTGGATGGGAAACTGCCCAAGAGACGGGTGCTGAGATTGCACTAAGTGCTGTTGGGCAAGCTGCCGCCTTAGCTTCTGGGTTTGGTTATATACCTGTGGCCTTTGGTACTGGCTATGCAGCTAGTGTTACTGCACAGGGTATGTACGGGGATGACGATGTATCTCAAGGACGAGCAATTGTAAATGGTTTTGTTAATCTTATATTCGGTAGTCAATGGATGAGGGGGTTAGCCTCTGGGGGTAAGATAACTTCAGAGCTAGTTAAGCAAGCCGCTAAGGAAGAGGGGAAGCGTGGTGCTGCTATTGGCCTTAGTGAAGCCAGTGCCGTTGCTATTATTGATGAGGGGCGCACCCCAACTCAAGAAGAACTGTTGATGTACGGTGTTGGTGGTGGTGTATTTGGTGGCGCGTTAGGTGCTGCAAGTCCTAAGATAGCTCAATCCTTTAAGAAGTTCTTAGGCAAAAGTTCCGATGATATTGATGCCGACATAGCATCCGGTAAGATTACAGAGCAGGAAGCAGTGGATTTTGCTGGGCCAATACAACCAAAGCCTCAAGTACGTAGGGTTGTAAGTGATACAGTTAGTGCAGCGGACAGTAAAAGAGCAGAGAAAATACTACTACAAACATTGGAAGGTGATGAGCCTACTACATTACAAAGATTAACGGCAAAGATAGTACCCTCTAGAGTTACTGGTAGGGAAGTACAGGATGAAACCTTTCTAGCAAGGCGTAAAATTGATAGTGATATTGAGGTAGCTAGCCGTATTGAGCGTACTGTCACCGACAGCATTAATAAAAACCCTAAGCTAGAACCATTAATAAATAATTTTCTTGAAACAGGTGTCATCGACAAACAACTAAAAGGCACTAGATTAGCAGGGTACTTAGAAAAGTTTGATGAAGTTAGGTTTGGGTTACAGGATAAATTAGTACGGCAACTAGAAGGTATAGACTTTAATTCACGTAATTTTGAGGACAGCCGAAAACTGCTTGCCACAATTAAAGATAGTATGCGTGATGCAAACTACGTTACTAGAGAGTACCGCGCATATACTGACAGTAGTTTTAAGTTTGATTTAAACAAACGTCCTGCTGTTATTAATGAGATTGCAGCTAGCATACAACTAAGAAAACCAAAACTAAGCACTACACAGGTTCAGGAAAAGGCGGAGCTACACCTACAAAAACTACAAGACCATAGCGCACGGGCTAAAAAAGGTAATCCACATACTCACATACCTAGCACAACGGATGGTATCCTTAGATTTAGGCATGACGTTGGCCCATTGGAACGTGCTTTCTTGGGTGAGATTACAAAGCCAGGTGAGCGTATGCGTGGCACTCTTACTGGTTTAGCAAAGACTGTATATAGAAATGAGTCAGACGCTAACGTAGCTAACGGTTTGCAAAGACTAGGCTTAGCTGTGCCTGAAAACCTAGTACCTAATAAAAATGCCTTTGTCAAGTTAGATTTAAAAGGTGACATGGAAAATAATCTGTATGTACCTATTAATGTACAGGCAGCGTTAGGGCAGAGTTACTTAGCCAGGATGGATGAGTTATCTAATGACGTTTTAAAGGGGGCCATTACTGACGCATACAGTACGGCAGTAGGTTTATCCAAAGCTGCTAAGGTTCTATTTAACCCACCTTCCTATGCGGTCAACGCTTATGGTGGTTTATTTACAATGTTAGGTAGTGGTATCAACCCATTTACTAATGGCTATACCAAGGGTATGAAGTATGCGTTAGCGAATTATGGCAACATAGAAGACCTGATGAGTAAGGGTGGAGCTAAGGCGGCTAAGGCACTCCTAACTGACATGCAGGAAATGACTAAGTTTGGCTTATCTAAAGCTAACATTCTTGAGTCAGATATTCGGGATGCTTTTAGCGGCGAATTATTCGGCAAGACAGCAGGCAAGATGCTAAATCCTATTGGTAAGGCATACGCGGTAACTGATACTGCTGCACGTTACGCAGTGTGGACGGGCAACCAACGTGCCTTAGGTAACATATTTCCAGACCTTAAAGGTGATGAACTAAAACTAGCAGCCGCTAAACTTACTAATGATACCTTTCAGAACTACGATAAGCTAAGTCCTATTGTAAGGTACGCATCACGTATAGGTGTAATGCCACAGTTTGTTTCATTTACTGCTGAGTTTATGCGTAATATCTATAACCAAACAAGGTACGCTTGGCAAATGGTAAATGGTACTTTCGGTCGAGAGTTAGGCATAGCCTCATCAAGAGCCAACATCCCTGCTATGCGTAGAGAGGGTGCAAAAAGATTAGCAGCATTAGTTACTGTTGTTGCTGGTACGGAAGCACTACGCACTGGAATGAATATAGATAAAGGTGTTACAACCCCCGAGCAAGAACAAGCACTACGAGACACAGCTGTAGCAGAATACGATAGCAAAAAATCACTTATGTTTACGGAGATGTCAGAGGACGGTAAGACTGGTAAGTATATTAACCTGTCGTACATATCACCCCATGCCATGCTTGCTGAAGCTATGAACGCTGCTGTAACAGGCCAACCCCTAGCTTCCTTAACTGGTATGCTAGTGGATAACTTTGTCGGTGAGGGTAACTTTGTAATGACCTCTGTGTATGGTGCTATTAAAAACATGGATAGTAATGGTAAGGAAATAACCTCCAAAACTGATAAGCTTGATAAGTTTAAAGACCAGTTAAAGTTTATTGTAGCTGATACATTTAAAACTGGAGCGCAAAGGGAACTTGAAAAGATACTGGATACTATCAACACAAAGGATGGTGAAGACCCTGATTATAGTTTTGGTGACATAGCTAAGAGGCAACTTGGATTACGTATAACTTCTTTTGACGTTGCGAAGTCTGCTAGTTTTAAAATAGGAAGTTATAAAAAATCCGGCAACACAGCTGCTCAAGCATATAAAAATGCTAGAGACTATGACAACTTATCACCACAAGCACTAGAGTCTGTGTATGAGAATGCTAATAAGGTTAGGAAGGATAACCTAGACCAAATTGCAAGTAAGGATAAAGACTTGCAACTGCTAGGCTTTACCGAAGGTGAACGTATTGAGGTAATGAAGAAGGCTGGTGTGTCCATTAAGGATACTGTTGCAACCATGGAGGGTTACTACAATCCAATACCTAGGCAGGACACCATGTCTACTGCTGACATTTTAGATGGGGATGAGTACAAGGATTTAAGTACTAGGGAGACTCTTGTAAGAATTAGAGATACTACTAAGGACGACATACCGCAAAGGAGACGTTTACTAAATGAGTTTAAGCATAGACTTAAAAACAAACTGAGGGGTGTTTCTTCTAAGGAATCCTTAATTAGGAATATGTCTACTGCTGATAGGGCTGACTATATACAGGCCAACCCTGGCAGGTTCCAAGAGTTTAGACGTAAAGGTATTGTTACCAAGTCTGTTGTTGTTGAGTTAAGACGTAGGGGTTATGCGTTTTAACCCTCACATGCAACACATTCACCGCTGCTGCCACGCACACCTGCTTCGCTTCTTAGATAGTACAATGATTTTATGTATTTATCTTTGAAGGCAAGCTTGTGTACTCGGCTAATCTCCGCCTCCGGCGTATCACTAGGAAAGAATAAGTTTAGTGACTGTGCTTGGCAGATATATTTCTGTCTTGCACTAGCTAGGCGTACTAACACTTCCTGATTAATCTCAAAGCTTGTTTTAAATACGGCCTTCTCCTCATCAGTTAGCCAATCAACCATCTGTACTGAACCATTATCCTTTATAATCTGATTGATTGTATCATCACTGTATACATCCCTAGCCTTCATCATATCCACTAGGACTGGGTTAATACGGTTAATCTCCCCAGCTGGACTACCTTGTACAAATACGTTCTTATACACTGGCTCAATGCCCTGTGATACAGAACCACATACCAATGCACTGGAACTATTAGGTGCTACTGCAAGTAGGTGGGTGTTACGTACTCCATGACCTTTACACCACTTAGGCTCACCCTTAGTTTTAGCTAACCATTGGCTTGCCCCCTTGGCTTGCTCCTTGATTAACTTAAACATGTTCTGATTAATGCTGTGTGCCTCAAAGCTTTCAATGTCAATCATGTTCTGCTGTAGATAAGTGTGGAAGCCTAGAGTACCTAACCCTAAAGCACGACCACTTTCAGTAAAACGTACTGACCTCTCTAAGCCTCTAATACCCTTGCCCATTTGTATAAAGTCTTCAGCCACACAGTCTAGGAATACAATGGCATTGTGTACTGCGTCAGTGTCCTTCCACTCATCGTACTTAGCTACATTCATACTGCTTAATACACAAGTGAAGGTGTGGAACTCATCACTGTGTAATGTAATCTCAGTACACAAGTTACTAGCTTTAACTGTTAAGCCATGCTCCGCGTACATAGCTGGGTTCTGTGCATTAATCTTATCAATGAATACGAAGTAGCCCTTACCTGTTTGCATCTTAACCTTCATAGCTTTTTGGTAACGTGCTATTGCGTCTTCAT